ACTTTACCTACCAAATGTTTCATACTTATAATCCTTACTTTAATTTGTCTTTTTCTGTGAATAATTCTTGGTTATTTACTTGAAAATCGTCTAGCAATTTTCTTACTTGGTGCAATACCGAAAGGGTTTCAAGGCAATCTTTACCTTCAACTGAACCGTCTTCAAAATCTTTGAACCGTTCAAAACTCTTTCGAATGCTAATATCTACGCTACGCCGCATGTGCCTAAAGGTTGTGCGCATAACAAAACTCTTACTAAATGGTTTATCTGTCATGTTATATCTCTTATACTAAAGAAGAGAGGGCAATTAAGCCCCCTCTAATTTTACTATTAGGCTGCAGCAACAGTTGCTGGGCCAAAGAAGTCAGACTGAGCCGACAGAGTAACAGTCGCAGTAGTTGCGTCTGTCAGCTGTGGGTTAACCAGAATAGCTTCGATTTTGCCTTTGAAGTAGAACTCTGTGTTTGCAGCTGCAAGAGTCGAATCAGCGCCTTGGTCTGCGGTTACAGCGGATTCTGCCATCATAAAGCGGAATACAAGCTCTTCACCAATCAAAGCGTGAATTGCTTGCATATCTTCTGCAACGTAGTTAACAGTAACTTCCAAGCTTGGAGCGTCTGCTTGACCTTGAACTTGCGAAGAAGTCTTTTGACCATAAACAGGAACGTTTACGATGTTTGCAGGAGTACCTACAGAAGGGAACTCACGCACAGAAGGCATACGGACGTGGTCCGCATCAGCTGTACCTGGGGCTGTGCCCACAAAGAGAGCAGCGCACTCTGCTGCAGTGTCTGTACCTGCTGGGATTGCGCCTTTAAAGATGTCGAGGTAAGTGAAGATACCTGCACCAAGAGTTGAGATATGAGCCATTTGTTATTCTCCGTATTTGGTAAATGGAATTATGTAAGATGCACTATAAAGTGCTTTGTTTTGAGGGTCTAGCCCCTCCACGTTTAAGTAAGATGTTCCAAACTCTGTACCATTGGTTAAACGCTTGTTTTGAAGTACGGTATCAAGAATATCTGAAATAGCCATAACTCGGGATTGCCCCTCGCCAGCTTTAACAAATACCTTAACTGCTACCATACCCTTTAGAACTTTATTGCCACCGTAGGCATTTCTGCCACTGTTGCTTGGTAAGACATTTAGTCTACAAAATTCACTTTCTGTATTGATGTCACCTTGATAGTTATCAGGATAGACCTCAATGTTGTTTACTGTCCAGGCCACAGAGGCAAATACAGATTCAACGTCCGCTAAGACATTATCATACATATTATACCTCCTTTGCCAGTATTGCGTCTATAGTAAAGCCATTGTCACTATGATCAACAATACTGTAAGCCCCAGAAGAAACAGTTAGAGTATCATAAACAGACAGGTTTGGGCCTGACTTCATAATAGCAGTAACTGTAAAACCGTCTCCAGAAGATTTTTTGGTCGATTGCAAGATAACATCAACAGTAGTAGTACTGGAAGTGCTAACTATGCTCCGTGTTGCAAAATCGTAACCAGAGACGGTTTTTGTAGAAAGTGTACCTTGTTCTACCAAGTCACCTGCGGCAGCAAAAGCCTTATCAACAGCCTTTGTTACTTTAGCAGAAAGTGACATTAGTTAGCCCTCCACCAGCTTGCACCTAGCCCGTCAACACCTCTTCTTAAAAGTGGACGGATAGGCTTAATAACAAAACTAGGAGTTACAGAAATTCTAGTAACATCGTTATTAGAATCGCTGACACTGATACTACCAATACTAATACTTTCGTATGTTTGGGTTGTCTGTGCTACCAAGTCTTCGTTATTCAGCAGGTGTAAAGCCTGTTCATAAACAGCTACTTTGACTAGAGAAGGGATTTCTGTTTCAGAAAAAGCAATTTGCATTCCCAGTCTATTATCAAGGTAGTTAGCGTTTCTTCGTGGCCATGCAAGAGCTTGGGAAGAACTAACAGCAGAGCCAATCCAAGGATTGTTGTCAATAATTTGTGTAGCAGTCACTAAAGCTTCTTCACGGGTTGAGTCTGGAGCGGAAGTCCAACTGGCAGAATCAATTCGTGTTTCAAAGTAAGCGTCAGCGTCAGCTATTGTCACATAACTATTAGTATTAAGAACTAAAGCCATTAGCTCCTCCTAGTCTTATTATGAGTGGTAGATAGGCAGGATGCCCAAGTTCAAAGAATCCATTTTACGGTTCCAAGAGCCAGCAGTTGCGTAAGCAGTGTTAGTTGCGAAAGCATTGGTTGCGCCAGCCCAGTCATAACCCATTGGGTGCATGATGAAGCCATAACGGTACCAGATGTTTGTAGAGCCGCCACCTGTGTAGGAAGCTGGGTTACGATCAACTTCAACAGGAGTTGGAGTGGACACTGGTGCAAAAGACACGGAACCTGGCTTCAGAACGAAAGAACACTTAGCAGAAGAAGCATTCAGGTCGCCAGTAGCAGGTGTGATTGTCTGGCTTGCACGAGTCATGATCAAGCGGAACTTACCACCGAAGACTGTGTCAAACTCAAGGTTGCCGTCTTGTACACGAGTTTGGTCAACCAAGTTGGCTGCACGCATTTCAGCCATAACTTCTGGGGAAGTAGCCAAGTACATGAAATCTGGTTCCATGTCTTTGTAAGCCATGCCGATAGCTTTGAAGAGGCGCTCACCACGAGCAGCACCAATAGCGGAGCTGTCAAAGAGACGACGTGCATCGGAAGTACCTGTTGCAGCGGCACCAAATTCGCCAGCAGCGTTGATGTCAACAAAGAAACCTGTGTTAGCAGCGTCTGCGTCTGTTTCGAAGGATACAATACCGCCGTTACCAGTACCGCCAGCATCACCGAGGGCAACCTCGTGAGCAGCAACACCCTTAAGAACCTTCAAGAGTGCATCACCCTCGTCGTCGCCACGTACTTTTGCGAAGTCACGGGCAATCTTGGAGAGACCGTCTTGCTTCGAAACAACTTCTTGCAAGTTAACCTGCTGTGCACCGAAGGTACGAACAGTCTTAACATAGTTAGCAATGTCAGTTGTGATATCAGTGTAAGCACCATCAGTAGCAGACGACAACGATGGAACGTTGATGTTTGCGGAGAGTGGCTTGTACCAACGGAACTGACCAACAAAGGACTCGCCGTTAGCGTTGATGTCATCACGCTGGCCAACGATGCCAGTGGAGTTAAGCTTTTTCTCAGTTGTGTAAGCCTCATCTGCATAAGCAGAGATTGCGAGTGCTACGTTCTGAAAGTCTGTGTTTGTAATAGCCATGATTTATTTCCTTATGGTAACTATTAGATATTAGTAAGTGTAATTACCCAGCTGGCCTTTGGCCGCTAGAGAAAGAACTTCTTCTGTTGTCATTTCACCAATAGACTTTTTCTGTTCCATTGACGAGGTGCCAGACGTAGTTGTCTTACCAGCACCAGTGTTAGCTTTAATTCGAAATAGGAATGAATTCTCTTCATTCTTAGAGTAAGATGAAATAAAGTCCTGAATGTTAGTACCGGCTTTATGAACCCAAAGACCATCATCATTTTGAACGAGTTGTTCAACAATGTCACGATAGGCCATTTGGCGACTACGCTCATTACGGAAGTCTAGCCCGCTAAGCGCAGAGTTAACTACACTATCACGGTTAAGCTTAACATTCTCTTCTTCAAAGACCTTAAGCTTTGCTTGGGCTTCAGCAAGTTTTAGCTCTAGAGCTTCTTGCATTTTTCCCTCTTCTTCCAGACGTTGAATATGAGCTTGTTTTTGTTTTTGCTCAATTTCAACAGCCTTTTTCAAAGCTTCGTCACGTTCACCCGCCATTCGATCCATGTTGGATTTCATTTTAGCGAGTCGTTCTTGGACTTCACGTTCAATCGGATCTACTTCACTCTCAGTGACAGTTCCCTCTTGAACAGTTTCTTGTTCTTGAGTCTCAGTGGACTCATCTTGAGCAGTTACTTCTTCAACTACTTTATTCTCTTCACTCATTATTTCTTCCTTTCAAGCACAGCTTGGGTTATGATTTCTTTAAATATACAGAGTTACAAACTCTAGTTAGGTTAAGTCGCATGGGCTATCACAAATAAACTATGGACCAATTCCATACCAGTCCTTACCCGCAGGTATTGGGGCTAGTATTTCTTCTCTTGTAATCTTATCTTTAGGATCGATAAGACCTTGTGCCTTTGCTTTAGCAAGTAAAGCGTTGTAAGACTTGTTCGATAAACCCTGTCTACGCATTTCAAGAAGGGTCTTTCTGATAGTATTGCCCTCTAGAGCATCTGCATAGATGGTTCTAAGAGCAGCTTTAGCGTTGTCTGCTTCAGCGATGTTTGTAAAGAAAGCATCGTGAATCGTCCCTGTTTCAACGTTGTTTTTACGTCCCCACAAGTGAAACCTACGTACAATAACTGCGTCATTGCTGTGGTTACCATTTACACCTAGTCCGATACGTGCGTCGTTAAGCGAGCCTTTTCCTAGCAGCTTTCCGTCTTGTGCACTGTCTTCATAGATGTTAGCAATTTTACGACCCGTAACCGGATCAGTAAATTCAATGCGCTCTTGTATCTTTGGTCGATACCTTTGCGTCATAATCTTTCCGTCAAAAGTAACCCACGGTATATCTACCTTTTGAGTTTCTTCAACAAAAACCTTTGCCACGTCTTTCCAGTAGTTAATGAAGTTGTCTGTAACCGGAGCACGTTGTGCTAGGTTCTTAGACATAATTCTAGAAACTTCCGAAAATTCTTTTGGGCCAATTATCCCTCGTCTGGAGTTCATAAGTTTATTTACAAAATCCGCAGTATCAGGATGAATGTCTTGTGCTTGTTTTAACAAAGTTCTACCAGCAGGTTCATTCTTGTTGATCATTTCAATTAGTTCTGCTCTAAAAGAGGTTAACTCTGATTCAACACCAATGGCACCTTGCCGATTAGCAATCTTAATTTTACCATCAATAATCCTAAGTTGTTCACCGAGGTTATCCTTAGTAACAGTAACATATCCCTTGCCATCAAGAACTTTTGATAACTGTCCAGCAACGTTTGCAGTCTTAGTCGCATCGCCCGCTCCGTAGAAAGAAACCATATTCTGTGACTTAGCCGCCTTAGCTAGGTCTTCCCAAGTAAGACTTGCGTCTCTTAATGCAGGAATCTTTAAGAAATCAGGATCGTTAACGGTGTCCATCGCAACTAGGTCATATAGGCGGTTTTTCTGAGTGGTTGGCAAAACATTACTTGCAAGAGATACTTTACGATCCCCTGTCGAGAGTCCAATGATTTGAGCACCAGAAGAACTGGCGTCGTTTTCAATCATTAACTTTGTCTTATAGGTTGACAAACGAGATACATTGTTAAAGTCACCGTTTACATGATCATAAACACGAGCGTACTCTAGAGCCATTCTAGACATCTTAGGTACTTCAGGGCCCTCGAGCCCCTTTATAAGTGGATGTTCTAGAAATTCCCTAAGCCTACGATCTCTTTGTGTTTTTGACTGAAGCAACCTTCCAAGTTCAAGTAACTTTGATTCATTCCTACGAAAGATTTCTAGACGCCCAGATTGAGTAAGTGCTTCCGTGCCAGGGCCAATCATAGCTCCTAACTGAATACGAAGCTCCCTCATTGCGCCTGGTGTCATAGACTTTGCAGTACCTGAGTTTAAAAAAGGCCGAACAAGCTCACCGCCAGTAGGTGTAAGATAACCACGATGGTATACCCGTCCACGGGAGTCAATAAAGACATTTGTTCTAAAGTTCTTATTACGCTGCGCATGAAACTTAACAGTTGACATAAGGCCATAGCCTTGTTCTCCACGATTAAGTATTTCATGCCGAAGTTCGTTTATAGAGTCATAATACTTCGAGTTACCACGGGGGTCTCTGAAACGTACAATGTCGTCCATAAAGCTTGCGAATTCAACATCAACCCCATACTCGACGTTAGACACATGATTCATCATCTGTGCCATTTCAGCATCGATCTGTTTAGCATCATAGTCAGCAAACTTATCACGAGAAATAATAGGTATACCTGTGTCGTTTCCACGAGAGTCTACAAAGGTCTTTTTATTTGCTTTAACATACAACCTATCCTTATCATTGATAGTTCCTAGACGTCGAGCAATAGTTACTCTTCGCTCTGCCTCTTGGAGCTTTATCAAACCCTTATCAATAACAATAACTTCCCTAGAGATAGTGTCTTGCCACCCACCGGAAGTTCTCCCAGTTTCCAGATCAAGTACACCCCTTCGTGTTTTACCCCTAAACTGAACTTTGATCATGTTTTGTTTGACCATAAAGTCTAATATTTTAGAGCCTTCCGCATGATTATCTCTCAGCGTGTTTTTAGTAAAGGGTATAAGGTTTTCAAAATCTTTCGAGAACTGCTTACCAATGTTAATCGCAAGAGAGTCGTAATCAGTTGACTGTCCTGATGAAATTAGCTTGGCAATCTTAGTGATACTATTAAGTGCTGCGTCATCCATTACTTTAGAAGTAGGCTTTTTGTCAGCAATCAAAAATTCCATATCTAGAATTCTTCGAATAGCTTCATTCTTTTTTGATACGAGTTGTGTCCACCAAGAATCAGAAGGTTCTCGATTGTATAAGAATTTGTAAGAGTCATAAGCTTGCTTTACAAAGGGTAAATTTAAGAATTTTTTCTTTAGTTTATCCTTAGAAGGATACTTTTCAGTAAACCCGTTAAAGTAAACCCGCATAGGTGACCTACCAGTAAAAAACAGCTTTTTGGCTAGGGCTTTTCCTTCGGTACTACGCCAAGCATCAATATAACGTTGATCTTTTAGCTGGTCTCTTACAAGCTCTTCAAAGTTGTAGTACTTACCCATAATCTGAACTTGTGGAGTATCCTTGGACAAATAGCTAACAAACATCTCTGACCTTTGTCGTGAGCGGGTGTCTAAAAGCCTTGAAACGTTCTGAACAGCGAACCTGTTTTCCGCTCTAACAACTGAAGCAAAATCTTGCCAAGGGTCTTTGTTTTTAGCATAACGCTCAAAAACAACCCTTAAGTTTTCTACAATTACTGTCTGTTGGTTAACAGAAAGCTTATCATCGAGACTAGAAGCCATTGATTCAATAAAGTCTTTTTCTTCTAATTTTAGAAGTTGGGACTTTCTCATAAAGTCAATACGCTCTTGGTAGAGGTTGAAGTCAGGGTCATAGAGGTTGTTGTTCTTAACCTCACCAGTTAGGGGATCTGCCGAAAAGTTTCTTTCATCAAATTCGTTACCAACTCTACGTCGAGATGCCTGTTTACCGACCAAGGAAGTGCCCTTGTAGTCAGTTAGTGACATCGTCTTTGAGTAGTCATCTGAGTCTAGTAAGAAAAGCTGACGAAGGTCTTCTTTATATTTTGGGTTACTTACAAGATTACTAGGGCGGCTGGCATCTAGCCTTACATCAACTTCCCTAATCTTTTGTCTAGGTCTAAAGACAGTAGTCGCTTGTGTAGCTCTGTTTCTTAAGGCTTGGATGGAAAGCGCCTTACCTTTTGGAGTTATGAATTGTTCAGCACTTAGCTTACCTTGTCGAAACAAGTTTACAGCATCCATAGACCCTA